CGTAATACAGATCAGTGGCGTTAGCCAAGGTATGCGTATGGTTCGGAGCAGCGAGAGTGCTTGCATGCGTATGGCCACTGTCACTTAGCCCGGAAACCGTCCAGCTTCCCGCTGTCGCTGCGCCCGTTGTATATGTCGTACCCCCTTTGAGGGCCAGGACCTTATCGCTGACCGCCGAATCTATTGCCCAGCCGTTCATGGCCGCATTCCGATAAATCCAGACTTTTTGAGAAGCATCGCCATGCATCAGTCCCAGCCAGGCAGAATCCCCAGCGTCCCGATATTTCACCACGTAATTGTCCGTGTCAAACCACTGCATCCCGGCAACCTGATTCGCCGGAGCGCCGGTCCCTGAAAACGTACTCTTTAATGCGGCAAAGTTGGCTTCTATATTTGCCAAATCCGTTTGAGCCACATTGCCAGGAGCAAAGGTGTCATCACTAAAGGTCTGAGCCATAGGTCACTCCTAAGTGCAAAACTTTAAAGTGAAATTCTCGACATAAGCCATCACATCACTGCTCGGGTCAGTGATCTCGATTTCGACTTGGAAATATCGCCCGGTAACGATTGCCGTTAAAATCTCCATTTGATAAACGATATTGGTTGGAGGGGATGAGGTGCCATAAAGAACTCTCATCTTCACTTGAGGCGCCGAAATTAAACTGCAGATATCGGACCACGTTCTGGATACGTCCAATGATGCCCAGGTCATTGGGTCGGGTGCAATGTCATCCCAGGTCGTGCCACCGCCCGTTACTACAACTGAAGCGAGCACATAGAGAAGAAACCGGCCCGAAGATCCACGGTCGAATATTTCCGAGGTGTACGTCCCGGTCAATACCCCTCCGGTATGAGAACACTTCAGGTAATAATTGCCGCCGTAATCAATTTGCTCTGTGTTGTCGTGCGTCCCGTCGGAGTAATCGCACGTCTCTGTGGCACCTACAGTCCACCCGTCTGGGGGATCTGCTACGGTCGCCGAGACTGATGCGGGGGAATCGCCGTACTCACTGTTGTTTCCTAGGGTATTCACCAGAAAAGTGTGGGTGCCAGGCTTTACTCCGGCCAGCGAAAGATTTGGAGCCTTCATGGCTGCGAGAAAAATCCCTGCCGACCATGACGATCCCATCCGAAATTCATATAGTTCTATGTCGGTATCTCCTAATTTGTCAGCGTAAAGATTGACCGCATTCTGAGTCACTATGGCATATAGCGCAGCGACTGAATCAGGCGCAGCAACGTAGCCCGTAACCAGCTTGGAAAGTTTCCGGTCATTCGCATCCGCTTGCTCTACCCCATGGATGCTAACCGTCTTGAGCCGGATATAATAATTTTCTCCCTCTTGGACATTGGCTATTTCGAAGTCAGCCGTCGAATCAAAAATATGTTCGTAAGTCACATCATCGTAAGAAAGCCACACTTGGACCCGATCAAACCATGGGTAATTTGTTGGCTCATCAAAAGTGATCTTGAGCCTCGTGAAAGTCCTGAGCCGGTAGTTGTAGGTTTCTTCAGTTACAGCCGCGTTTGCGACCGGAGGTGGTTCCGCATACGGATCTGGCAGAGAGCAAGTATAGACGTTATCCTCAAGCAAATCGTAGCTGTCATCGTAAAGGGCATCTGCTTCGTAAGCCAGAACGAGTTCGATTGACTGATCTGCCAGAATGTTTGCCTCCCTTACCCGCATAAGCTGGCCCGAAACCGAAACAGCCGTGCTTGTCAAGGTGCATATATCGTTCGGTTCAAGCTGTAAGGCGTCTCCCCTGAATCTGCCAGTAATGACCCTATCCAGTTTCCACCGTTCCAGGTTGTAAACCCCCAGGTTGGAAGCCATTTCCTTATCTGTACAGCCGAGAAGGTCCATTGTTTTAACTACGCCCGTATCGTCACCGACCATCAGGTTGTCAACGACGTAATTGTTATCAGGGTCCACCCAGCGCACGCAGACCGCATCGGGCTTGTCGAACATGCTCGGCTGACTGACCGAGATGGCCGCCTTTCCTTTCTCATCCTGGATAATGTGCGCATCAGTCAACGTCATGCAGCTGCTTTCTTCTGTCGTATCGCAATACCGGAGATAATAGCTCCCATCGAACCATACCAGGGCACCCCGGAAGTGGGCGAGGATCGAATTGACGACATCAATCCCGGCTTCCTGTGTATTCACCACCATGTTCAAAGTGAAATTCTTTGCGTCGCAGTAGTTCGCCGCCGAGATCCAAGAAGACAGATCAAGAGAAGTGCTGGCGATCCCCAGCCCATACCGCGCATTGGTCACGAAATCATAGAGGCACAAAACCGGGTTGTCATACCATGCCGTAGTCCCATCCCTGAAATCATAAACCTCTTTTCCCTTAAGCTCAACCGTCCTTGCGGGCAAGCCCTGGAAGTAATCCCGATTGAATTCCAACTTCCAGACAATATAGCAAGTATTTCTCAGGCAGTCAGTCCAGGCAGGTACCGATGCCGACAAATTGGAATCTACGGTCTGGTCGCTCGCTCCGTCGTGAAACCAATAGCTCACCAGGGAGCCGAAATCACTCTCCAGCCGATCTCCAAGCCAAATCTGGTCGGCTCCTCCCGAGGTGTTGATGCTGTCGCATACTCCCTCGCTCAAGGTCTGGACTATCCAGAGATACTTGCTTTCTGCACCGTTCGCTCCGCAGAAAATATCGTTCCCGCCAACTCTCTGGATACCATAGATAATCGGAATGGGTTGCTCCGTGCTTCTGGTATTAATCTTGTAGCCCAAATCTTGGCCTGAACCCAGAGGGGAAGTTTCTGGTGCATCCGGCCTAGTAACATAAGAATAGGCAGTTGAAGCCACCAGGATTCCGATACTAACCCATGTTGAGGCTGAGATGGTTCCAAGGAAACCAATTATGGGGGCGACAACTGTCGGCATTATTTATCCTTTCCGAGTTTGCGTTTTCGTTTCTGTCTCCACCTGAAAGCCTTTACGACGTCAAAGGCCCGCAAGGGAGCCAAAGTTACCCCCGCCTTTTCAGTGACACACAAGACTTGATCCTGGCCGGCATGAATGACTACGCTGTATTCTGGCTCGGCCTCCTCTGGAAACTCGACCCACTTGTTATCTTCAGGAAAACCACCCCGTTCCTTTTTCATCAAGCCTTTGGGTGTGACGATTAAAATGTCCCCGGCAAATGCCTTATTGGGGTCCACCCGTCGACCTACGCTTGTGGCCCATTTAACCAGTACCTTTCTCGCTGCGACCGGATCTTTCTTGTAAAAGTCCGCCCTGTTCTTTCCTATCTCGTACCCTTGCCATTTAGTCGGCAACCCGACCTCCATCTTTTTCGCCATTTCCAGCAGCAAAGTCACGCAATCATGTCCCCTCTTTCCCGAAACTAAATCATCCCCTCCCAGTCGGTAAGGGATTCCAATCATTCCGGAGGTTATCCGCGATAGACTAAACTTGCTCATCCGACCCTTGATCGACCCCACCAGATTTCCTTGTCGACAATGCTAGGCAACCACCTGAAACCCCCGAAGTTTGAAGCATTGCCAAGCTGAGTACACCGAGTGAAACTCCTGTCACACCAACCCTCTGCGCCCGCATAAGCGCATTCCGCGCCTTTGAACTCTTTCCATCTGCAAGATGCGGAATGCTTGGCCAGTGTCTTTTGATTCCAGCGTACCAACTCGCTTGCGACCGTAAGCGTGATCTTTTCCTCATCCATATCCCACCCGTCGATGATCCCCTTGAAAAGCGTAACGGGAGTCGCAATAATTTTGTAATTCGCATCGAGAACGACCATACTCAGCGTGACTGTGCTACCTTGTGGAGTGCCCCCCACGAATGCAGGTGTTAGGGCATCGTCCAGATTGTCAATCTGAATTTCCATGGAATCAACGTTCCGACCCATGGAATACCGAATAGGGTCCAGTTTCACCTTCCGGGGGACGAAATGGCCGAGCAAAACGTCGAAAGTGTAAGAGGAGTCATTGTAATTAAATCCACTCTCGATGCTTGCCCAGTCCTGAACATGGCCAGTCGCAGTGGAAACAATGGCGACACCTGATTCTCCGCAATGATTAATTTCTTTGACCGAAACATTGTCCAAAGTGAAGTTACCGGCCTCGCCATTAGATAAATAGAAAAAGAATCTGGCGACCGCTGAGGCGGCTGTTGTTGTGAGGAAAACGACATTTGCGCCGTTGGACGATTGCACAACTACGCTGATATTTCCGCCCGTGTCTGAATTGCAAATGGCAAATTGGGGGGCGGTTCCAGATGTGAGAGAGAGCGTGAAAGCGACTCTATAAAGCTTCCCTGCCTCCACCGTGAAAACCGGGCTATTGCCATAGCCATTCCCTGAGCCGTCGCTTACTGCGTGGAGTGCCCCAGCTCCGTCCCAT